GTTATCTGCATTGATTTCTTTTTGCTCATCTGCAGTACGAAAACACGCATTGAACCAATCTAAATGTCGTTTACAGCGTTCAGCGTTATTGAAAATCATTACATATGTCTCAGGATCTTTTTCTTTTCTTAGACCACGAGGCACAGAATTTTCAACACGAACTACGAACCCATATTGTTTTTTGAGTTGTGATGCGTCTTTTATATCGGGATTATTTTGCCAATTTACATACATAACCAGATAATCACTCCAACGAGAAACAACATCTCTGCCTGCTGGAATTTCTGGTACACAGTTTAGAAAATATTTAGCCATAGGAGTTTTTAATGTCGCACCCCTAATCTGCTTCGTAACTATTTTGTACTTTTCTTTTTGTTCACGTAATCTTGTTAATGCTACACTTTTTTCTTTAGTTTTGATCTTGCACATTAGGTTCATGCATATCTCCTTTTTCTTATATGTCCTATTGTAGTTAAATTTAATGAAAAAAACAACTATTTAATGTCAAAAACTTATAAAATGTCTAATATAGACCTAAATGCACCAACGTCTTTGAATGAGTGCTTTTCGTTATTATAAATCAAAGTGTAGCCATCCAAATTGTCAATTATTAATATCATGGTGGAAAAAGAATCAAGTTTTAATGTGTTTGGTTTCTTGTTTCCAACATAATTCTCTACAACAACTTTTTTACTAGCTGTTTTACATAACCCAGATAATAAAGAAAAATAAAGTTCAGATGGTTTCTTTTTTTCGTTTAGTTGTATGTTGATGCTGTCTATTTCAAATTTCGCACCTATAAAATCAAAAACTTCACCTAACTCTACTATGTTTACTGGGGATTCTTCTAAATTTGACAAAGGATTAACTGATATTCTAATCTTCTGTTTGTTCATTTTTATCTAGTTCTTCTTGTCTCTTGCGTAATAATAGCTGTTTCCCTTTTTGGTATGCTTTCAGGTCTTCACTACCATATATACCTTCAATGTTGCCTTTATTACATCTGTTTACTTCTTCTACAAATGCCATAAGTGCTTCTTTTTCATTGGTATATAGGTTTTCTTTCCTGATACCTAAAACACCATTATCTAAAAAGACTATATTTTCTTCTTCTCTGGAAATTTTGCCCTTCTTCCAATGAGGGACTTTACAGTTGATAACTTTAAATGCGTAATATGTTTTCTTGTTTGTAGTAGCCATGAAAAACACCCCTTTATTATATTTATAGAACTATTTAAAAACGAAACGCCCAAGAAAAATCTTAGGCGTTGTTTTATTTTTATTAGGAGTTTTGAGTAACAGCCAATAGAGCATCGTTGACCCATGAATAAACCATTGAACCATTTATGTTTTGAGCATATAGGTGGTATACTCCAGAAGTTGCATCTATTGTTACTGTTATTGCATCTCCATCCGTTGGTGTTCCAGTGAAACTAATACCATAATTGGTTATATCTACTGCTGTGCTGTTCAAATACCAACTTGGGTTGCTAGGATCTGTTGTTGCATCATAAATGAACACATAGCTACCTGCTGTTGAAATCAGTGATTCAAATGTTGCTTGTGTTACATCTAGATTTGATAAACTACTACCTGTTGTTTGAGAAATTGATATTTGTTGTGATAATACTGGCAATTCAGGAACTTCAACAGGGGTTTTTACATATAATCCATCTGTTTTTATAACCAATGCATTTGCCTTACCATCATGTGCTCCAGCCATCTTCACGCTAAGAACTTGTGCTGTTGCTGTTGTATTATATTTCAATGTTATATCATCAGGCACATTTTGGTTATCTTGTTCATATGACCAATCTGCAGGATTTAGGTTTGCATTCCAAATTGCTGAACCAGATCTCCCGGCATTCATTCCGGCTGGTGGATTTGCTGAGAATGCTGTAATCCAATATAAATCACCATTTGTTTGTCCTGATGTTGGTAATAGTGTTTCGTCTGCTACCACGCCCTTGAAGACAACAGCTGTAGAAATTACTGTTTGGATTGCATCTTGAATTTCATTTGTTACATATGATACTATTTCACCACGATTTATTATTTCATGTGGTGTATCTAATACTTCAACAGGCTCATTTTTATTTAAATAAGCGTTGTTTTTTGTTACTATAATGCTTGATATTTTTTCTGTTGCATAAGATACTGTAATGACATCGTTTGCCACTGGTGTTCCAGAATATGAAATACCATAATCGTTCAATGTTACAGTATTACCATTATATGACCAACTTGAACCATCGGCTGTTGTAAATTCATATAGACCACTTGTAGGATTTGTGAATTGTGATTCAAATGTTGCAACAACAACCGCTAAATTAGATAAAGAAGTTCCAGTTGTTTGTGAAATTGTAGCAGAGCTTGAACGATCAGAAGATAATAGTCTTGCTTCTACGCCTGTTGTTTCTTTGTCAACAGAGAATGTTGCAATTGTGTTTGTTGTAGAATCAAACAAAGAACCTTCTAGAGAATCGATAGATGTAATATGACCACTTCCATCTTCTGTTCTTCCATATAATAATTTACCAACATTTGTACCACTGTTGTTATTTATTTGTGAATTATCCAAATTGGCCAACATTAGTTTACCAGCGTGAACTGGTGTATATACTGTTTCTGACCCAACTTGTTCTGATGCGGTGTATAATATAAATGTTGCGCCGCTTGTTACATCTGGATTAGAATCAACAAATGGGACTGATGCAAGTGGAGTTGGACCATATAATTTTTCATCAGCCAAAGAAGCTTCTAATATTTTACCATCTGCATTTACTTTTTTGACTTTGATTACAATATTTCCAGTTCCATCTGGGTGTGGTATGTTTGTGGCAATTGAGCTTGTTCCTCCTGTTGTCGCATAACCTGCACCACCGTCATCAATATCTACGTTTATTTTGTATAAGTCATTCTTTTCTGATGCAATTTTCCAATCCACTACGTTGTCTAATTTTATATTTGCATAGTTTTGAGCAATTGTTGAACAATAATCAACAACTGATTTTGCACTTGTATATTTTGTATTTAATTCTTCTCCATATGGATCAATAGATGTTGTTTTGTTGGCAACCCATTCATAATTTTGAAGTTTTACATTGCCAATTGTATAAGCATCATCTAAATAATCAACTATTGTAGTATATCCAACATTTGTCAAATCCCAATAAGCCAAGTTTTTACCTAAGTGTGGGTTTGATGGATCTAATTCTCCCAAACTTGCTGTGTTTACATTAGACATGTCTGCATAGGCAAGATTTTTTCCATGTAATCTGTGGTGCATTGATTCAGAGCCTGAAGGATACTCTACACTGTTGGTTGTAGCAAGATATTCTGTATCTACTGTATCAAGCCAATATGAGTAGCTAAGTTTTTTTACTTTATTTTCACCAGATGAATGTAAATTAGACAATGTTCTTGTTGCTAATTTCAAACCACCACCAGGTGCATCATTACTACCTTCACTACCGTCTGGTCCTGTAAGGTTTGTTGTATTTATATCTGATGCATCTCTACTTGCTATTTTATAATCAGTTTTCAATTTTGGTTCAACAACTTCTGCATTTACATTGTTGTTGATGTAATTGCTTAGATTTCTTCTGGCTAAACCATAAGATGTTGCCCCACCATCATTATACTGAAAGTTTGCTAAATTATCGATACTTTCAGTAGTTATATTATTCATATCTTCTCTGGCCATACGAATACCACCAGCAAGACCGTTGCCTGTATGAAGAACAACTGTGGCTTGGCTACTATCTTGGCTATTGGCACCCAAATCTGCTACAATTTCACCTGCAACGCCAGCGAATGCGCTATTTTCGTCTGTGTTTCCTTTTCTAAAACTTACTGCGGTTGTTGCCATCTATTTTTCCTTATATTTGTTAAAAACTGATTCTAACGGAGCATAAAATAGTACTTTGAGCACCAAGATCATCACCCTTATCTATAATTTTACCTAAGCATCTTCCATATGGTACTGTTGAGGCTCTTCCTGGTTCTATTTGTGATAAATATACTCTGTCACCGAAATGTGGTTTGCATCTACCATCAAATATAACAGGCACTTTTCCTACCAAAGCAACTGGTAAATCTTTTGGTGTTCTTTTTTCACCAAGTTCATATCCTGGTCTTTCAGAAATAATACCATTACATTCCGTGATTGCTTGTGTGATTTCTGCTGCACCACATCCCATTGTAATAAGTGTTCCTGCTGGATAAACTTTATCAGAACTATAATATTCAGCTAAGTCTCCCCATCTTGCACGGTATGCTGTTCCAAAGAATGATAGGTTAGCATCTTCCATAATTGCTTGTGTTGGAGTTGCACCTTTTCCTACCAATGTAGTATTGAATTGTACAAAACTATTTACATCAATACGATTATCCCATGAAGATCCTTTTCCAGAGTTTGGTTTTGATCTTTGTAAATAATTATTATACAATGTATGTGGAGTTACTGCTGTTACATCTTGTATACCAGATGTTTTTTCTTTTACTTCTTCGTTTGTAGCATATCTTGTTGTACCATAGTCAACTTCTGATGCTTCGTCTGATAAATCCATTGCAAGTTTCAATGAACTTTTTGAACCAGTACCTGTGCACCATCCAACGAAGAAATCATTTTCTTTTATTGTTAGTTTACCTCTACGATCTTTTGGTTCTGTTGTTTTAAGCCCAACTTCATTGCAATAATCTGTCCAAACAGATGAGCTTTCATTTGTCCAATCTTTATCAACATATAGTGGAAGATTATACCAGTCTTTTGTATCACCAATGCTTTCTCCACCAGGGAAATCCCATACGTATGTTGAGCTTGGAACACCAGAAGAACTTATATTAGCTGTAAATGATTCACCTGTTGCTGCTCCAGATGGTGTACTTGGGTCATAAGAGAATTCAGCACCTGCAATACTTAATTCACCAACACCACTGATACTTACAATTCCAATTTCCTCTATTCCACCAGCTATGTTTACTTTTTTTACTCTGACTTTGAATTCAATTACTGGATTAGGATCGGATGATGTGTAAACCAACAAATCTCCAACATGATAATTTACACCACCGGTTGATATTGATATATCAAATGAACTTCCAGTGTTGAAACATGAAACATTACCAGAGAAGATTACATTTGATGAAACTTTTACACCAGTCAAATTATTTGTTCCATCTCCATTTGTTGGGTCTGCACGAACAAATTTTTTAGCATTTTTATCCCAAGTGGCAATCATATAATCATCAACACCTAGAACCTGTTCTTCTTGAACTTCAAGAACATCATCTCTTGGTGTAAAATATTGCCAAGTTACTTCACCTTTTGTTGGATCACCCTTTCTTGCAGCTAATGCTGGTGTGTTTGTACCAGAATAATTTTCAACTAAATAAAAGTTATATGGTGATAATGTAGTACCATAGTTTTCTACTAATTCAACTTCATTTTTTGCTTCTGGAATACTATTTACACTTTCTTTGAATAAAGTAATATCCGATACGTATCCCAAGTTTGTAATAACAGTATTCAATAAAAGTTTGATTGAATTACCAACTCTTGTCGCTGTTGTTGTATACTTTGGAATATTTGCATTTAAGTTACCAATTGCAAACAAAATCTTTCTAGTTGGTTCATTTGGGTCATTTATGTATAGACCAACAGCACCTATGGTATAATCATCATACCTATTACCATTCATTTCGCCATAAGTATTGGTTTCAATTTTTACAGTATACTGAATACCTCCGTTAGCCATATTTGTACGCCAACTAAGGTTATTATACAATGTAAAAAGGCTGTTTGTTTCTGTATCTAATATAATATCTCCATCATATTCAAAGTCTTCTTTTGTCCAAGACATAAGACTCTTTGTTGGATTTACAATATGATTTTGTTTAATTTTTACTGCTGAGATTTCTAGATGATATGTTCCTTCATTAATGTTGGATAAAGCTTCTATACCTTCTGATGTAATAACAAGAGAATAGTTAGGATCAACGCTTTGTATAACCCAGTTGGCACCATTATATCTTTCCAAATCCCATACTTCATCATTATCACCAACTTCATCAAACTTTGCACCTATAGCACATAGTAATCCAATTTGGGATAATTCTGATGGATTATTTGCAAAATATGTGTTTCTGTCATTTCTTGTTTCAAAGAAATGTTCTGCGGTTACACCATATGAATTTATTAATACGTACTTAGAAACTTTCATCTATTTTCTCTTTATTGTTTGCATTTGATTATTATATAGAACTCAAAGTTTGGTGAAAATATAGCTAAATAATGTGTTTTTATTCAGCTAATTTCCATTCTTCATATGTCTTTGGTTCTTCTTTCCACCATTCACCCTCTGATTGTGGATAATCTCTAAGATATTGTTGATACTCTAAAATTTTTTTATATTCTTGAGTGGAATCTGTTGTTGTTATTTTTAAATCTTTCTGCCCACGATAACGAGAAACACGCCACTCAATTCCATTTATATAAGAGTCACGTATTTCACGCATTTGTGCTTTTATTTCATCTTCTGTTGGAACATGTATATCAATAGGTGCAGGTGTTTGATTTTTTACAATTATATATGTATTATTGTTTTTTTCTATATGAGCAAAATGCAATTTACACCATTGGTAAGCTCCAGATGGAATTATATTTTCAAATATTTGACCAATATAAAATTCTTTTTCCATTTTTTACTCCAGTATTATTTTATTGATTTGAATTTAATATTTCATCATTTTTGTCAGCAATAAGGAATACCAGTTTAGCTTTGAATGATGTTATTTTTCCAGAATCTCTATGGATTTTTGCAAATATTGTTTTTTCAACAAAAGACCCATTTGATGTGTTTTTATTTGTGATTATATTATAATCAATGTTTGAATCATAATATATAAACGTTCCATCTGTTGTTAAATAAACATCTCCTGTATTAGATGTTGTATCTGTATTTACAATTGTATTTAGTGTGATAAATTCTAAATTATTTAAACCACCATCAATATTGCTTCTACCATTTGGTATAAATCCTTTTGTTCCTGGCAACATAAACACCGAAGAACCAATATAACCAAAGCCATTGAAAATGTAATTAATGGCCTCAACAGATCCTGAATTCAAAGTAACAATGCAAACAGGAAAACCAACAACACTAGTTTCTGTCGTACTTGTGTCTTCATATATTTTTATAATATTATTTGTTGTATCATACCAGGCATGTGTTAATTGACCAGATAAACTATCTGTATCACCAGATATACAATTTGTTGGTGAAATATAACTACCATCATCAAACAACATATAAACACCATTTTCATTATCAAATGAATACGTGATATCTTGTTGTAATGTACTTTCAGAAAATCCAGGTATTGTGTCACTATTGGTTGTTTCTGCTACAAAACATTTTTTAGACAATCCAACTAATTTTGTTCCATTATAAACAATGTTTACCAGTGGTGAATTGCTCAAATATGTGTTTTCTTCTGCCTCTGTCCAATTAATACCATCATATGATGTTGAAATATAATTACCACCAACGGCTATAAATTTATATCCATCATAAGTAATTGACGTCCAACTTGTGCCTGTCAAGTTGCTGTTTTTGGTGCCCTCTGTCCAATTAATGCCATCTGTTGATGTTGAGATATATCCTCCTGTACTTAAAATAACATATTTGCCATTTGCATATATGATTGATTTTTGATGCGTTGTATCAAAAGCTAAATTTGGTACTGCTTCAACTGTCCATGTTGTTATATTTGAAGATTTGGCAATTTTTCCATCATAAGTTGTGGCAATATACTGTGTTCCATCATAAGTCATGGAAGATATATAGGCGTTTGTTGATAATGTGTTGTTATCTGATATTCTTTCAATTGGCCAATCAAATCCATTTTCTGAAGTTGCTATTTTACCATGGTTCGATATTGCTATAAATTGCGTTCCGTCATAAATAATACTACGCCACATACAATTTTGGTTATCAACTCTTGCGTTTGTTACAAGATAATTTGTATTGGTGTATGTTTTTTCTGACCAAATATTTCCGTCTGCTGATGTATAAATTGTCCCGTTTGTTCTAAGTCCAACCAATTTTGTTCCATCATAAGCTATTGATGAACTATTCAGATAACAATACATATCATTACAATACCAGTTTTCCCATGTTATTGCATCATTTGATACATATATTTTACCAGTTAAATTACACAATACTAAAAATTTTTGTTTTATATAAACTATTCCGATAATACCAACAGCACTTGAAATTATTCTGCTTGGTGTTGTCCAAGTTTCTCTATCTGTTGAAGTCGATATGTAACCATATTCGCTAACGGCAACATATGTTGTACCGTCATATGCTATACCTGACCATCTATCGGTACTATGTTCGTTTGTATATGTTTTTTGAATTACGGTCCACGTATTTAAATCACTTGATGTTGCTATATATAATATTCCTTCACTTGTATAACCCCCACCAATAGCAACATATTGTGTTCCATCATAAATCATGGACCCCCAATTGTGACTTCCAAGACTTGTATTTGCTGTTGCAGTGGTCCAAGTTTCACCATCTGCTGAAGTTGTCATATAACCATGTGTATCTAATGCCACAAATTGTGTTCCATCATAAATAATTGATTTCCATCTTAATCCACCAACACCAGAAGGATTAAATTCACTAACTTGAGTTGGGGTTGGCCACTCCATATTATTGTTAGTTGTTGAAACATATCCTTTTTCTGATAATGCAACAAATTTATAAGATAAAAGATTTGTATTTGGATTTATTGTTTCTTTTACAGCTATACCACACCATTCGTTTACAGACCCAGGCAACAAACATAGTCCATTATTATAGTCAATCATTGCAAACATTGTTGTCAAACCAGAATGGACAGAAGTTGTCAGATTTGATCTTGCAGAACATCCCATATCACCAATTGCAAACAACCATTGTCCAGCAGTAGTTGTTGAATATGTTGTCATGGCTCGCCAATATTGATTGCCTAAAATATTGTTTTGAGATGTATTCCAAACATCAATATCTGGTATATAATCATTTCCACTTGGTTCATGAATTTTAGATCCCGATTTAAGTGTTATTTCACCATTTTCTAAATCTAATTTAATATCTTGTGGTATTTTTGTGATACAATTAGTAGTATGACCAGTATCTCCAGGCTCACCTTGATTCCCTGGTATGCCTTGTGGCCCTCTTATGTTTCTTGTTGTCGGATTTTCTAAATCTCCATTATTTGTCCAAGAAAGATTACCATTTGTATCCACACTTGGAGTAAAATATATTGAAGATGATGGAATATTTTCTAATTGTTGTTCAACCCATTCTTTTGTTGGGATTTTGTGTCCACCAACAGTGGCTCCATCATGAACTGTAAGCTCATGAGTTTGTGTGTTTACTGTAACTTCACCCATTGCCCCAGTAAATGTTTGACTTGAGGTTGTGTTTCCTCTTCTTAATTGTAATTGAGTAGCCATATTTTATTCACCTTCGTTTATATTTCCAAGATCTTGTGTTTCTGTAACCGGATCTGTTATTTCACCTAAATCCATAATAGCGTCTATATTTTCTTCTATGTAACCCATATCCAAACTTCCTGGAGTTGGTGGTTCTGGTTCATCGCCGCTATCAATACCCCATTTTTTAGCCCAGAATAGCGCACTGTTTATTGTTATATTGAAATAAGCACACATTTCTTCTATTTGAAGTTCATCATCAACAACAAAATGTTCAACTACAAAGTTTTTATTTAAATCTTCAGGATGCTGTAATGTGTTTTTATCAACTCTAATACCAACATCCATAGCTTCGCTTGTTAATGTATATATTTCATCAGCAAATGGTTGTGTTGTCATGAATCCAAGTAATATCATGTTTTCACTTGGTTCAGGATTTTCAGGAGTAATGCTTGCTGTTGTATTATTACCAAAGTTGTATACAGTAATTAGTCTGTGAATGTATATGACCGTGCTAGCAAGATTATAAAACTGTTTATAGAATCTTGACATAGCTTCTTCATAGTTTTCAACAGAAAGAATGTTTATTTCAACTTCTACGTGGTTTGTTGGATATAAATCTGCTGGTCTATTCCATTCCATCCATTCAACCCACTTACCTTTGATTCTGTCTTTTACGTAACCATAATCGATATCGGCAATACCAGGATGTAATGGGTCTGGAGAATTAGGGGATCCTTCGCTTACATTTCCATAATCAATATCTGGTTCTCCTGGAATCCAAGGCCAAGGAGAAGATGGTGACCCCTGATTTACATAACCATAATCAAGAGTTGGAAATCTATATTCTTTTTGCCATTCCGCACCTTGTTCTTCTGGTAGATAAAAGTCAACATATTCTCTTTCTATGTTTTGAATGTTTACATCTGCAGAAGAGCTAATTGATATAAGTGCATCATCTCCATGACTACAATCTAATGAGCAATTATCAAAATTTATATTATCCCCGCCAACAACTGGAGAATAGGTGAATGATTTTATTTTTCCATAACCACCAACTGTCTTATCTACATCGGTTATATTGATTGTAAATATGCCATTTTCATCGGTAAGTGTTTGATCTGGAACATATATACCACCATTTGTGTCAATTGTTAGCTGATACTTATATACATCAACTTCTTGATTTAGTGTCAAATTAGCCTTTTTGGTTATATTGATTAAATCAAAAGTTCTTTGATAATTTAGTATTTCTCCATTTGATTTTTTTGTAAATATTGGTTTTGTGCCTATTGGTGGATCTAGTGTAAAATTTGTAACCCTACCATCTAAAACACCATTGACAGTTACTGTAAACCAATCGTCTGTGGTTTTTAGTATTGAGCCTACACCTAAATTTGTATTTATGTTGTGTAACAATTGGGCATTGGTGCCATAATCTTGTTCTATTTTTCTGATTATAATATAACCATTTTCACCGGCTTTTGATTTGAATGAATCATCATTATTTCTTCCACCACCTGCTGCACCGTTACCACTTTTTGTACCACCATTCCCACCAACACCGCCTTGTAAGACTATATCGTTTTGATTGTTTTGTGATACATATGTAGCAGAACCACCGTCACCACCTTTTGCTGTCCATGTTGTTCCATTGTATGAAAATGCTGATCCACCACCACCAGAACCAGAAGCAGCCTTTACAAGAACTGTGCCATTTGTAACATTATTCTTTTTGGTTGCATCATCCCATAAACTATATGCATCCCAAACCCAATGTTTACCGTGAAAGTGTTTACGTATTCCGCCGTGTCTATGATGCCAACCGCCAGTTACAGGGTCAAGTTGTCCAATTTTTGTATATCCCATTGATCCGTTTGTGGTACCAGTACCACCAGCACCAGCTCTTGCGGTATCATGTCCCCTTGCGTAACTTGGTTTACCGCCTTCACCAATTGAATATTTTATTGTTGTTCCTGCTGAACAAAATATTCTTTTTGTTATTTCTTCACCCTTATAACCGGCACTAGCTGGAGAATCACATATACTACCAATACTTGTATCTGCAGCACCACCTGAACCACCTGCGCCAGATATTGTTATTTCATAAATTGCACTTTCGCTTACTGTATATTCGCCATTTCCAGTATGAGTGTTTGAATGAACCTCATAAACAAGATTATCTTTTGCTGTTACTAATAATTGCAAAGCTGTTGTTTCTTTTTGGTGTATTACAGTTAATTCATCGTCTGCTACTGGTGTACCTGTAAATGATATACCATAATTTTCTAAATTTACAATATAGTTATGATATTTCCAATCTGTACCATTATATGTAAAAACATGAGCACCATCTGAAGTTATTTGTGTTTCAAAAACTGCTGCATTTACCAATAAATCAGACAAAGAATCGCCAACTGTTTGAGATATTGACACAGTTGATTGTAATTGTAATGGTGCATTTTTTATATTACTATAAGATTTTGTTCCGGTTGGTTTTGATAGCTCTGTTCCTGTAATATGACCTTGAGAATCAATACTTGTTACTGTAATTATACCATTATACAAAGGTGTTGTTAGCATATCTCCAACACTAAAACCACCAGAAGCACCAGACTCAACATTTTGTAAATATCTGTATATATAAGGAACAGAGTCACATTTTAGTGTGGCACCGATTGAATTTGATTTTAGTTGTAAAGGTATTGTTGAGAATGCTTGTTTACCTTCTTGTGTACTTGCTCTATATCTACCTTCTATTAATTGTCCTTGTGGACCAACAGCTTCTGGATCATCATCAATTGTGATTGAAATACCAGTATCGATACCATTGCCAATTAGACGATATTGTTCACCTGGTTTATATCCAGTACCAGAATGTGTGACCCCAGCATTGTTATATATTGAGTATGTATATGAATAAATTTTATCTGATTCTTCACTTTTTGATTTTGTTTTATGAAAAGTGAATAATTGTTTGATATCAATAAGTTTGGTATTATCCTGAACAATGTTGAAGTAATTTAAGGAATTTTTTGTTCCAGCAATTCTATAGAAACCTGTTAGTTCTTCCATTGCTTCTTGCATTTGTTTTATGTTCAAATGCTTAATATCCAAGTCCATACCAAGAAGACTCAATAATTTATGAACATGTGCAGAATCTACGTTTTTGATATTTCTAATGTTTTTTATTCTATGTATTTCATCATGTATTTCATCCAACAAAACTCTTTGAAATACACGTAAAATCTCTGGAAGCATTGTAAACTTTTTATCATAATCAGAAAGATAATCTGTAATGCTTTTTGCTTCTGGTACTTCTAGATAATATTCATCTTTTGAATAATTTTGTCCAGAAAACTCTTGTATTGTTATTGTTTTCAATCTTCTAGTATCATAATCAGTATCAACAATAAGCAATTTACCAGCTCTATCTTTTTCATAAATCATAAAGCCTGGTCTAAGATCGTCAATCAAAACTCTTACAAGGTCATCGAATAAAACACTTGAATCATATAATAATGGAATTTCTACACCATAATCATCTTTAGGGCCATAAGTAGTAACGCCAGATGTTGCTGTAAAGTTTATAGAGCTTGTGCTATCTTGAAATTTATAATATTCAAATTTATCTCCATAATCGATATCAACAATATAACCATCCTTCACTACGTCTCTTTGTTTTCCGCCAGTTGGTATAAATGTTGTGCTTGTATATCCATCTACTGTTTTTAGTTGTTCTGGGGAAAGAAGTTTTCCGTCTTGAAAGACTAAAGTATTGTTTTTTGAATAACCCATATTGTTTTCTGGATTGTTTGTTTTAACTAAATTTCCAGTTATTGGATCAATTGCTTTTGTATGTGTATTTGTTGGATCGCTCAATATACCATAAGAAATTTCAGTATTTGACACATAAATTGTAATAGTGTGAAATTGTTGATCGTTTTTGATAATAAGAAGTGCTATATTACTATCATCTAAAACACGATATTCTGTTTTCTTCAATAATATACCATCAACAAAGACTATTATATTGTTATTTCTAACGTTTGAAAGTGTGTTGCCTAATTTATCTTTACCAAACACTACGATTCCATAGTCATCAATAGTCTTTTCGTAATAATATGTTCTACTTACGTTTGCACTATAAAAAACACTTATATAATTAACTGCTTCTCTGTATAAAGACAATTCGTTATTTTCTAATGTATAACGAGATTTTTCAATTATACGACCATCAACAAAGCATAGTGTATTATTATAACCACTTTCTATTGTTAGGCTGCTGTTTACATATATTTTGTTTATATCTGACATTATTTGAAATCTTCGTTGAATTTATCTGTTATTATCAAGTTGTTTGCTGGTAATGATATAAATTCATAAGGCTTACAACTTATATTTTCTGTTGGATATGTTACAATAAATCTTTTTACGCCAGCTACATTATTTATTGCGGCCCAAATATCTGAAACATCTAAGCTCTTACCAATATAATAAGGTGTAACTTCAAAAACACTATTTATTGCTTCTTCTACTTTCTTTCTTGTGTCTTTATAAGAGTAGCTATCACCATATTCAACTGTCACTTCAACCTTTACATTTTTTACACGTGGTTGTTTGAATTCAGTATAGGTTGTGAAGTGATTATATTCTTCTATAACAGGAGAGTCGATTGATTGTGCAGTTGCAGTACTATATGCGTTTCCAGTAAATGTTCCATATACACCTGTTGCATCTTCTGATGATACTGTTAGTTTTGCACCAGATCTTTGTTGTGAACTGACAACACCAGAAAGAAATTCTAAATCAACATCTTCTACGTCTAATTTTCTGTTTCCAGTTTGAGCGGCATCAGGATTTTGTATAACACCAATTGAGTCATTTATTGAAACTTCATAACTACCAGTATCAATATTTGTAACTGATACGTTTGCAAACTTACCATTATTAAATGAATATACCAATATATCGTTTGTTTTATATCCATTTGCTGCTGTTAGACCACTTATTTCAATAGAATACTTATAATAATCCATTCTTTGTGGGTCTTTCAACAGTTCTGGTATGCACATATCAACCATAGAATTGTTTTCATAATCTATTGTTGAAGTTTTGTGATTTGTATAAAAATGTTTATTTGGGGCGCTTGCTCCTGTGCTACTATCCCATGTGCTATTTCTTGCTGTTTTTGTTTCTGAACATATATCTGTTGCTTCTTCTTCTGGATATTCAGCATCTTTTAGCATTAAGTATGAAGCACCTTCTCCGAAAGGAATAACACGACTAACAACGTAATCTTGAACTTTGTTATAGTTGCTATCAAAAACAGCATCACCTTCTTCCGGTGTATCTGATAATGTGAAATAGAATGGAGACATTAGGTCATCAGGTTGTGGATTTCCACCCCATGCATACATTTTTGAAGTTCTTTTATCTAATACAAATTTCATTTGTCCAATGTAGCATTTTTGTCCCCAATCATTTTTATCTTCATCATGAAGTGTATAGAATTCGATCATATATCTTCTATATTGTCTCCATCCATCTATACGTTTTTCATTTTCTTTTTTATCTGTATCAGATGGATTGTAAAGATTTGTTGTTATCCAATCACTCCATGCATTCTTTTTTTCTGGAACATTTACCAACTGCATTTCTGCTATTCTTTTCCAATCACTATTGTTTTTTATGTTTTTAGTAAAATCGGAATCAGCACTCATTTCATCTGTTGCATATATTGAAACTTGTCCAGGGAAAAGATCTAGTTCTGAATCTTCTTCTGATGGCGTTTTAAATGCGAACATTGAAATTGCACGTGGTGTATCAAATATCAATTGTATTTGTAGTGGAGTATCAAAACTTATTTTCATTTGTCCACTGTTACCTGCATATTTACCATTGAAAATAAAATCAGTATTATCAGATGTATCCAATAATTTTGTTTCATCATGGCCTTGTTCCATTCCTTGTAATACACTAAGTTGCATTGCCGTTCCACTTTGATCCCAATATAACCATTGTGAATCATCATATGGATATAGGCTACTATCTTCATTATTATCACTTGGATCACAAACCAAAACACCATTACCGTTTTTATCGGTATATTTGATTTTTCTATCTTCATCAACAGAATAAATCAAATCAATTTCATAAGATCCAGGAAATCCTCTAATTGTTCCAACTGAATCTGTAAAATATATTGGGTTTTCTGCACTTACTGGTTCAAAGCTATCTGTAATTGATAAACTTTTCATTGGTCTATAATCATATCTTTGAATTTCTTTAATTCCTGTGTAATAGACCATATTCATCATAATTTTATCATAACCACCATTTGTTTTTGCTTCTTCGTATTCACCCCATACGTTTGCAGAAATATATCCACATTTATTTAGAAGAAGTGCTTTATAATCGTTTCTACGAATTGCTCTGTTTCCCGATGCAAATATATAAGGAGAAGATTCTTTCAGAACTTCCATACTTTGATTATCAAAACCACCATATGATGGTGATGGTGTAATAATTTCAACAGTCAACAATGTATCAACTGCTTGATCAACACCATATATTTTTGTCATCAATTCGGCATTCATATTTGTTTTTTCTATGTTACCATTGCTGCCGACATTTGATACGAATTCTATTCTAATTTTTGATCCAGATGCTGGTATGCTACCGTTAGAGTTATTACCAATTTTTATAAATGCTCTACCATCAGAAGACATACGTAACATAACTGTAGTAGCTTGTTCTTGGTCAATAAACTGCATAGAGTTCAAGGACAAGAAAGAGTCGGTTGTATCCCATTCTTGATCGTTTATGAATACTTTTACCATATTCATATTGCATTTGAAATCACTTGAAAAATAAAACTTTTCTCCAGATGAGCCACTTGTTGTAAATTCAACTATTGTATATTCACCTTGTGTCAACAACACATTGTGTATAATATCTGATGTTGAGCTCCAAATAATTGGATCTTCGTTGAAAAATGGAATTCCTTCAACTTGGAATACACTATGTCTTGGAATAACTACATTATTTTGACCACATAATGAAGTTCTTTTGATATCGCAATATAATTTAGATGATACATTACCATGAAGTCTATTTCCCAAAGTTTCTGCTAATTGATATATTGCAGATGGAGAAAATGCTGTATTAGTATAACAATTGGCTAAAGCTGATACCATTGTGTATTGTAACATTGAACCATAACCAGCAAGAAGATTTACTAATGCTGTTGAAGTTTCAGAAGGATACATGGCCTTAAAGGTTGGTGATTCTTCTGTTAGTCTTTCAGTCAATGCGTTAGCTAAAGTATTGGTATCATAAATAATTGAATCTAATTTCATGGCTTATTCTACTATTGTTGTGTTTACTTGTCCAGTTAAATTATTTAAACTTGGAACAGTGAATAAAATGTTTATTTCATATGTATATTCATCTTTTTTTATCAATGTAATATCTGCTGGAGATAACTTTACTCTTGGCTCGTATGTTTGTATTTCTTGCTGCATTAGTGTAGCTATTTGGTATATTTCCAACCCATTTTCAAACAATAAATTCCACAAAGATGAACCATAGGATCTATTGAATGGAACAGAGCCTATTTTAGTATTGAACAATCTTTCTAATGATTTTGCTATATCTTGTGTGTCTTCAACATACACAAGTTGATTACTGCGAGGAGCAAAAGATACGTTTAAGTCAATATACATTTTGTGGGATTTTCTTTTATTACACTAATAGATAGAACTGTTTTTGTAGAAGGTTTTTATAGATTTTTCTAATTATTTTTACTAAAAAGGTGCTCCGGTGGTCAACAAAATCAATTCACCATCGTCTTGTTTTTTGTAAAATTCACAATCTTCTGTTAGAGCCTTCAATGCTTTCCATGCAATCAATGTTGCTTGATATGGTTGGTCATTTATTGGAATATCAACATTACCAGATAAATCACCTGGATCTGTAATGTGGTTTCTTATCCATTGTACCAATGGAAGATTGTTTGCATCATACATTACTCTAAAAACAAAATTGTGTTTTACCTGTGGAACTTCTACAGGAGACCAAGTTATACTGCCACTACTTCCTGTTGTTGATGCTGCAGTTACCACTGGGATATAACCTTGTATGCAACATATAATAGCATCACAAACCATTGCCCAAAAACCGTAAGATGTGCGAATATCAGAAAAATCTCCCAATACTTGCATAAATGATGTTGTTGGATCAAAGACAACTGGAGTATTAGTATATGGAGTCAAAGCAACAACATTCCATTTTATTGTAGTATCAAGTGTTTCTTCCATCCAGGTCATATAATCAGAAAATGGAACAGTAACTGGTGCTAAAAGTGGAGGTGTAGGCACTGTAGGTACAAGTTTTCCAGCAGCCGCAGCAATAACAGGAGAACCACCAGGAGTTTGCCCAACATATGCTCCAACCAACTCGGCATTTGTGGCAACATAGCTGGATATTTTTGCTCCCATTTTTGTTCTAAATTGCAATAGATCAGTGCATCCCTCTTCTAAGACAGGTTTTGCTGCAGTATATAATCCACTACCGCTTATAGACATAGACATGGTAATTCCTTATGCAGAAGTTGGAGAAACGTGTGGAGTATTTGTTAGTATGCATTTTTGTAAACAATTGAATCCCATTATTGTGCCTTTTTCAATTGTTACTGGACCGCCATTTATTGTTGTTGCAGAAGCTTTAAGTGTTGCCATACCGCCTGCTTCTACATTAGCGTTTCCACCCATTTTTATATTTGCATTTCCTGATATATTTACAGTTACAGGGCCATCTATACTTATTGTTGCTTGTGTTATTTTGGATATATCGATCTTACCCTCATATATCATCTTTAGTGTTTTATTTACTTTATCAACACCTATAAACTCACCTTTTTGGGTATATATACCATAAGAGCCTAAATAATCTCCACCGCCAGGAGTTGCTGAATTGTTTTTATATAAAGATCCAAGATATAATATTGAATTAGGATCGTTTGATAAAAATAAAACCAATACTTTTGTGCCTACTTCTGGTACAGCATGATCTATATCGGCATTTCCAAAACCCATAAATGTTGGTCCAACTCTAGCGGCCCATGGAAGTTTGTCATCAGATATATTTTTATGAATAATATCCACCCTTACTTTTACTCTGTAAGAGTTTTGTGGATCATTATTATCGACAACTGTTCCAATTGAAAATGGGTTTGTAAATTGATTTGTGTTTAGCTTAGCGTCTTTCATATTAGTAACTCTCAGTGCTTCTTCCGTTGTATCCTTGTGAGCATAGTTCAACATCCATGCTTATATTAGAACTTGTTATTGTTGTTACAATTTGACTAACAATATATTTAATTGTCATGGTGTTTATTTCTTTGCCACTAGAGTTTGAAGATGACGCATTTATTGTTGATACTTGGGATAATTTCAATGGTCTAAAATAATCACAAGACAAAATCAAATAAGTAGAAAATGTTGACAAAATTCTTTTATTTTGAGCATCAGCAATAAAGAAATTTTTATGATGATTTCCAACATCGAATTGTAAAAAGTCAATTCCTAATCCTTGTGATAACTCTTTGTTTATATTTACTATTTCACTAACAGCTCTTACTTTATTTGCATTTTCATGTTTTGTATTGTAAGAAAGCAGATCAAAATGATAATTGTTTCCATTATATCCGCTATTGTATAAATTTTCATCTCCAGGTTTTATATCCATAAATAAATTTTTATATCTTACAATTCTATCATTCACATCGGTTGCTAAAGTATCACCATAATTGAATTTTACAATATTTTTTGATTC